ACCTTCAAAAGGGTAGTCTACTACTGGTTTCTGCAATGCTTCGATCAACTTCTCTCGATGCCAGAGTAAATCGTCGTCTATTGACTCTACGATTCTTACTTCTCCTGTGCTATAGAGATAAGGTTTACCGTTCTCATCATAGTACACTTCCCGTAGTTTTACTACGTCTTCATCTCTTACTAATCTAAAGTTCCAACTCATCTCCATCTCTCCTTATACCAAGCGTCGAAAGCATCATAGTGCTTCTGAAGCTCGAATCTTATTGTATCGCCATAGATATCAGTGAATTTTTTCATGTCCCACTGATGTTGTTTACAGTTTGCTTTACACCAGTCTATGCACTCAGTTCTTAAGTCTGTGTGAGTTTCGTACTGGTGACGAGAGGCCATCATCCATGACCTCTTATAGTCTGTTATCTCAAGTGGAGTCATGATACTTCTTTTTCTGTAAGCTCTTCAACTGCTTCTAGAAAGTCTGCAAGTTCTGGGAAAACAAAGGCTTTTCGTAGCCAGTCTCCATCCACTCCTCGTCCACTCACACGAAGAATAAACCCGTTGTCTAGAATCTCAAAGGTATTACTCTCGTCTATTGTCTTAAATTGTTCAAACATTTTTACTTCTCTCCTTTTAAAAATAAAACTTTTTTACATACTTTCCAACTCATACGTCTTTCTCCACTAATGCAACTTCGTGAGTTACAGGGTTAAATGCATAGCCTATCGCAAGAAGAAAAGATCCAAACTTTTCACAAAGTTCTTGAATGTTTGCTCCCTCTTCGTGATAGAACTCCATTGTTACTTTTTCATCCGACACGCTACTCTCAAGTCTTATCATTCTTTTGCTCCTGTTCTTTTACGTGATCTGTTAAAATTTTCTCAAGCCCTGCAGAGAGTAGAAGAGAGGTAGCCTCTTCATCTAAGTCTAGCACCACTCTTGTAGTCCCATCTGCTTGTTCGGTTACTTCTAGTACTTCAATTACTGGTAGTATCATTGTATTCTATTCCCATAGTAGTCGTGCGTACCTGCACGGTAGTTTTTACGTCGTTCCTCTAATGCTTTTTCTGATTCCCAGATAATCCATCCGCCGAGAATCATTACTACTATTCCAAAAAGGGATAGTATCATATCCATAGTCGTCTCTCCTGTTTAAAATTAAAACTTTTTTACGTACTCTCCAACTCATTCACAATTTGTTTTCGTCCACATGGGCAAAAAAAGTACTTTCTTTATGCCAAAAAGTGTGATACAATTATATCTAAATTGATGATCAATAAGATCACTATATAATTTCTTACTAAGTCGTTGTTACGAAAATAGTTTGGAATATTAATACGCTTGGAGTGGATCGGAATTAAAGGAGATCCTATCTCCGAACCTATTATATTATTCCAAGTAATATTAAGTAACAACATAATCCTCGTTTCAACTAAGTACTTGTAACGTTTTTATCTAATCGTCAATGACAACGATAATCAAATAACCCCGTTACGGTACCACATCCCATCCTACCCGAACTAAAAATCCCTTCCAATTATGCGCAATTCGCGATCAAATTTTTAAGACTCTCTTTCCCGTTACTTCTTTCCCACAATTTTCCGTGCTTGAACCTTAGGCGTAGTGGTTTGTACAATCCCGTTGAGACCCCAGTTTAAGGTAGCGAGTCTCGTAGTTGTTTTAGAATATTTTTAGGTGATTTCTCTAGACCAGTGAGACTTTCGTGATTTATACCCAGAACATCTTCAATATCTCTTACGATCTGTTCTTTTGTTACTGGGCTTTCGCCTGTCTTCGTCTTATAGACGGAACGGCGATACACTCCTTCTCTACTGAGTTTACCTATTATTGATTTTGGAGATTTCTCCATTTCTTGGGCCAGTCGGTCAACTGTAGCTTTGGTAGGATCGTTCACATACTCATTGACTAAGTACTGTGTTTGTTCTTCGTTATAGTTCACTTCTGTCGGCCTTTGCATAAAAGTTTGCATTAATTGTGTCTATCTTCTCTAGAGCTTCCGCGAGTTTTGCGATTTCTGTTTCAATAGATTCAATGATTTGTGGGTGTTCTCCAATTCCGACTGGACTTTCCATATACACTCTGACATTAGCTTCATGTACTGCTGCTTCACCCTCTAGCTTCATTACTAGCGCATTTAATAAATATTCGTTTCTCATAAATCTTCTCCCTCTGGTGGTTTAAAATATACATGTACTTCGCCTGTTACCGGATCTCGTTCCATACCAACATAAGTACAATACTCTAGCCATTCTGTAGCTATATTATCTGCACCAACGATGTTAGCATAGTTCTGGATCAGTTGTTGATACACATCCTCAGCCTCTACAGACTGATTTACTAGTATATCTAACCCCATCTCTACTTTGCGAATTGCATCATAAAGCTCACCCATACTGTCTTGCATGGTTGTCATTTGACTTTCAAGCTGTTTTTTGTCCCGCATATTAGGAAACTGGTAAATTTTTGCCATATCTTTTCTCCTATGACCACTATTATAATGGACTTAGCAAAAAATGTCAAGAAATTTTTTTGATTAGGTATAAAAAAAGCCCCCAGAATTTGCATCCTGAGGACTTCGTTTTAAATGAGGTGAAAGAACTGCCGCCTACTGTTTCTTTCGTAAGAGTCTCACAAGAGGATCCGGTGACTCTTCCCTGACTTCTACTCAGCTGGGGTAGTGAGATAGAAGCTGTAATTTTGCAAGTGTACGATCATAGCAATTGGTAGCAATTTTCGTTCTACACTTACCCCTTATTATGGCGAGAGTTGGCACCTCTACTGTTTTGTTTTTACAAGAATCAAAGTGTAGATAACTATTACTTGGCTCAGCCTATGCGATGGCCTCTCTTTGCGCTTTACCCTGAGAGGAGAGGGCGGTGGTTATAAACTCCACCATTAATAAGTAGGGCTTCGGCGGGGCTAATACTTTCACCGAGATCTTTACTGCCTTATCTGTTCATTTAAACCGTGTCTAGCACTGGATCAGTCCCTGGCTTCCCTAAAACTGTGTCAATCAATAGTATATTATACAAGATAAACCACTTGTTGTCAAGAATTATTTTTTCCAATCCTTAAAAAATTTTTTATACTACTGATCTTCATTTTCATCTTTCCATATCTGGTAGTAGCATAATCCTACTACCACTATAAAGAATAATATAGCCGCAGTAAACATTAGCGGCCTTGACCGCGATATTTCTTATATGAACGTTTTTTGTCTTTGTTCATTGAAGAAAACTTAACCATGCTCGGATTACCACTAGAAGATGTCTTCTTAGGTGGCCCTGCTTCGTGTACTACTTTTAATCCTCTCGCCATTACTCTTCCTTTTAAAATTCGTGGTGCAGAACCCTTTCTGTTGCTAGGCGGCCTGCGTTTCCCCGGCTATCACCTAACTACCCAGAGGGTTGTTTAGGCTGCCATGTCGTAAATGTCATCATTGCCATTTATAATTTTCTTACGTTTACGGTAGCTTGCACACCGATTCTCCACTAACCTGAGATTGCCTGTCGAAACCGTGCTCCCCCATCAAAAACACACCCTGCGTAGTCTTCTGCGGTAGTCCGGTGGGAACCTTACTACGCCTTACAGGTGTGCTTTTGGTGGAGGAGGGGGGAATCGAACCCCCGTCCATTCAATCCTACTTTAGCTTCTTCGAATTATGTACCAAGAGCTGATAAAAGAGTCATCAGGTCTTGCTTTGTAGCTTTGGCAAGGGTAGGCACTGATACGCCAACTGTTGCTTGAATCTGAGCTACAATGTCTTCTTTTCGTACTACTGGAGCACCACTTTTGGTTACTCGCGCTTGAGCTTTGTAGATGCCCAAGTTAGAAAGTTTTGCAATTACACTCCGTACTGGCTTATCGAACTCTACTGCCAGCTCTTCTGCTGTATCACGAGTAGGGTTAGCACTGTATACTTTCATCATTCGTGCAACCATTTCGTCTGAGTAGTTACGTTCCGCATTTACTGCTGTTTTGTCCTTAGTCATCTTGTTCTTTCTCCCGAAAAATATGTTTGTTATCCAATTCATTATGTGTACTATTATAAGTGTTTAAGCAGGTAATGTCAAGAACTATTTTTACCTACTGGTTATGTTTTTTGTCCCTCTGTTGCTTCCTCACCTTCTTAGATACGATAGGAGATGGGTTTTGCTGCTGCTGCGGTCTTGCCACTTTCCCTCCCATGATCTATGTAATGCTGTAGAAATGCTAGTTCATACCCTCTTGCTTCTACCTCCCAAGGAGAGAACCAATATTCGCCTATCCACTTCTTCCCTTTGAAGAAGGCAGCATCAACTTCTAGCTCAAGTCCATCTAATTCATGTTGTTTTACGTGAACCATTTCATGCGCTGTGATACGTATTATATCTGCATTTGATGCCGTTGTCAAGAAGTCTTTGTTGAATGCCATGCAATAAAAACCAAGGCATTCCATTCCTAGCTCAGCACAATTATCATCTGACATAGGGCCCACCGTAATCTCAACATCAACGTCGAGGTTAAAATAAGCACCTACCATGTAGATAACATCCTGTATAATTTTTATCTGTTTCTTCTTCTTCATGATGTATATTATACTACCTTGTGCTTATGTTGTCAAATGTTTTTTGCTACAATCCACAACAAACCCCCTAGAATAACTAATACTTTTACCCAATCAACCTTAGTCATTCCAGCCCTCCATTGCAGGAATATAAGGCCAGTTTTCTATCTCTACGGTATCATACGTATGCATTATCCAATCGCCATACATCTCTAATACGGCGTAATCGGAACACTCATTTGCATCTTCTACTCCGATCTCTGTAAGCTCCTTACGCAGTTCCCCCATAAAAGCTTTGAATGCTTTAAAAATTGGTGAAATAAATACTGCCTCACCCTGCTCTGGATCTATTACTACGAATAACTTCATGCTTATCTCCTTTTGTATGTGCATATTATACAAGCATTTGTATGTGTTGTCAAATGTTTTTTGGGGCTCAATCATAAACAAACGCAAACGAATTCCGGGGGGCCGCACACGACCTCTGCGTGTCAAGATTTATTTTCCCGAATCTTCTAAAATTTTCGCGGATTTGCGCACCCGTTGCGGGGTCTTCCATAATTGCATATAATTACGCGGACAGAGCAATTAATCCTTGACCCCGCTCAAGATTGCGCGTATAATATACCTCATAGGATTCCAACTCGCGGCGGCGCAGGGAGAGACCTGCGCGGGGTTGAATTAATTTGCCCAATGGTGTAAATAATACTTGACATGCATTGCTTTTGCACTTATTATGGCGCAGAGCAATTTACTTTCATTTTTCGACTTTGCACTTTGGCGCATTGGCGCAAAAGACTTGCCCAAATTTAATTTATTTTGCCCGCACCCGCAAAAAAGACTTGACAATTATCGCTTTTGCACGTAGAATGGCGCGGGGTACACTGTTGCTTTTGCACTTAGTTTTCGCACTGGCGCCCCCGCGCCAAAATTTTGCTAAAGTCAAGCATTAATTGAGATTTTTTCAGAGCGTGTTTCACGTGAAACAATCCCAAATGAGAATGGTTCTCATTTGGGGAGAGCCTCAAGGCGGTCGTTGAGTATTCGCATCAGTGATAGTATGCCCGCTTCTTTATCATTGTAATTGATCACATTCCATTCGCCATCAATCACGCGCTCTTTTAAAATGGTCATGCGGTCATAATAGGAAAGCGCATTTTCGTCATTCTCTGAAAATTTCCAGTAGGTCAATGGCGATTTTTTGCGGTTTTCGATTCGTGCGCGTTGCTCGTTTTCGTCAATCGATAGCCAGAATTTTATCATGTGAACGCCTTGCGATTCTTCCCATGCTTTGTGGTTCGCTAGAAAATTCTGGTATTGCGTCTCGGAGCACCAATTATTCAAGCGCTGAACCATTGCGCGGCTATACCATGAACGATCATAAAAAACAACCTGATTGCAAGCGGGCATTTTGTTGCCCCAATAGCCAAGCCAATTTTTCATGGTGGATTTGCTAGGCATTGCGCTCAAGTGAACCGAAAAATGCCGTGGGTTTAGGTAGTGCGTCACCTCGCGGATCGTGCTAGATTTTCCAGCAGTGTCGCGCCCTTCGAGTACAACGCAAATTCCGCGATGGCCGCGGCCTTCAAGGTTGCGATTTAATCGAGCCTGTTCTGTTTTTAATTTCATTATAGTCCCCTAGCGATTAAGTAAATTATTCCGCCAATTAATATCAAGTCGGCTGTGACTGAGTATAGCATGTAAGCCTTGAAAAGCATAGCCAAAATTTTCGTTTTCATTTTCCGGCCTCCAGAAGTTGCTTGCGCGTCAGCTTAGACAGCAAGCGTTGCAGAATCAAAGCCTCGTAAAATTGCGCGTCCTCAAGCGCTGTGTGTGGCTCATCGTCCATTAGGCCGTATCGCTCGCCCGAAAAGTTGACGAATTTTGCCATAGCATCGGCAGTGTGGCGAACATTACCGCGAGCCGTCACTAGGCCATAAGCACGACAAAATTCTTGATATTCCGCAAGCGTCCCAATCTCGCTCTTGGCGGCCTTCATCAGACAAAAAGATTGCGAGAAAATGCCCAAGTCGATGCCGGTATTTCGGCATTTGCTGAGATCGAACGCAGAATTATAAGCCGTGAATACCGGCGAATATCTAGCATTGACAATCGCAAGCCATTTATTGATGAACGCAACCGATGCCCAGATACGCGAGCCATTTTCCATCATGGCATAATAATCCTTTGCCCTACGCTTGGCCGATTGCTTCGACCATAGCGAATCAGTCGGGGCGGTAGGATCAGAGAACAGATCGAATTTTCCGAAGTGACCTGTAACCATCGCGCCGAGTCGCTCAACAACGCGGCCTTGACGATCAACAACAACCGCGCCAAAATCGGCGACCGTTTGTTTTTTGGTCGTTTCTGTGTCAACGATTATATAGTAGTGCTTAGACATTTTATGCTTCCTTTTTTTGATTGAGATTATATTGTACCGGATCAATGACGCGAACGCCAGCATTTCCGAGAACACTTTGAACATTTTTGCAGTCGTCCCACATGATGATTTTTCGCGTTAAATCGCTGAAGCTCATCTTTCGCATGATTGCAAGATCATGCAACCGAGCCAGTTTATACTCACCAGTCGGGCGATCATCCGCAACCGATCGGCTGAGAATAGTGGGGGCGATCATGCCGCGCATTTTCAGCCATGCAATATCAGCTTTACCCATAACGCGAGAGGTCAGAATCACGATGTCTAAGCCATCGGCTATGCCTTCGATCATCTTACCGGCAAGCGGTAACATTGAATCGCGGAGAATATTTTCAGCAGTGCAGAATCTGCGCCAGTGATTTAGATTGATTGACCCATCCGCATTTAATTTTGTGCGGTGGGATGAATCAACGGTGGTATCGTCGAGATCAAATATAAAGATTGATGGCATAGCCAATGGCTCCTATTGTGTTTAGTAGAATTAGATTATAGCATTTTTTATCGAATGCTTGCAAGCTCAACAGTGCGAGGCCGAGGATCATCGACACCTTGCCAGCGTCAGTGTCGATGATGAAAGGGGCGACGCACAATAGCGCCGTCCCAATCCAAGAGGCCAGAGCGATCATGCTATGTGCTCCAACACGCTAACCAATTCATCCTTGGTTAGATCGCCTTCACGATCTGCCAGAGATAAAGCCGACCGAATGCCGGTTAAAATATCGGCCTTGGTTGGGCCGGTACGCTTTGAAGCCACGCGCTTTGGTTGCGCGATATATTCAAAGCCGAGGCTTTTTGCTTTGCTGATTACAGATCGGTGAGTGATAACGCCACCAAAATCTGAGGCGAGTGCTTTTGCTTTCTCGAGGTCGAGAGGCTGGGCGGCTGAGATCTTAGCGATCATCTGTTCTGTGTAGTTTGACATATTGTCTTTCCTTTTGTTGTTAATGCTTGATTGCATGGGGTTAATTATAATGATTTTTTTGATTTTGTCAAATATCGATTTGGAATAAGCAAAGATCATTTGGTTATAAGGGCCCCTCTGGCCCTTCTCTTTTAAAAAGCTCTTTTATCAGCGCAGCGACCATTTCCTCAGTCGCGTTTGGATCATTGCACACAATTTCTATAGCCTCATCGATGCATCGGTCTGCGTGGTATTGGTTCATTTTTTTATCCTTCTTTTTTTCTTGTCTACCTATATATATGCAGGAGTCATGCCAACTTTTTCTTTCCCTTATAAATCAATAGGTTACGCGCGCCTGCCCAGGATAGAGCCTTATTTTAGGCTGCCTGTGCACCACAATAGAGCACGATTACAATCAATATGATAGTAATTTAGAAAAACTCTAACAGTATCAATAGGTTACGCGCGCCCTATAGTGGTGCAACGCTGCACCATTGTGGTGCGCGCCCTCTATGCATAGATCGTGCCAACTTTTTGCTACATCATTGTGAATGATGGTAGCATAGGGGGGTTATAAGACTGAGTGATAGTGGTCACGCCCGCGCTCCCTTTCACGTACTACTTTTATGTTTTTCATACTCTTTATAGGCGCTATTATATCATAAAAGACCTTAGTGTTCAAGAAACTTTTAACCACTTTCTTAAAAAAATTTCTTGACATTTTGAATTATTCGAAGTATAATATGATTCCTGAGCACAATGAATTTTCCCAAATCCACATAAACCCAAGAAAAACTAAAAGGAGTTACTATGTTTAAAAAAACATTGGTTCTGCTGTTGATGAGCAGTGCCGCATTTGCAAATGAAATAGAAGAAGTCGTCGTTGTAGGCGACCTAGGCAGTCTACCTGGAGAACGTGTAGAAAGCGTGTTCGGTTTCGAAAAATCCATTCTAGACACCCCTCGTTCTGCTTCGACAATTTCCGAAGAGATGATGGATCGTTTCAATATGCAAGATATTGATGAGTTAGTCGCTCTAGCTCCTGGCACTTTTACCCAATCGTTTTTTGGTGTAGCAGGTTCCTTAGATGTTCGAGGTACCGCAGGCGAGACATATTTTCGTGGAGTTCGACGATTAGATAATCCTGGCAACTACCCCACCCCAATCGGTGCATCTGATCGAGTCGACATTGTTCGTGGCCCTGCATCTCCTATCATGGGACCCTCCAAAATTGGTGGATATCTCAACTTCAATCCGAAGTCAGCCCGAATTGAAGAAACCGGAAGTTATATAGAGGAACGCATTGGCGAGATCTCCTATTCAGGAGGTAGCTGGGATCGTAATGTTTTGACTGCAGAAGTTGGAGGTCCCGCAGCAATTGGTGGAAAACCTCTTGGATACTATCTCTATGGAGAAGTGGAGCATTCTGGCAGTTTTTATACAAACGCACCTGGCGTAAATCAATCTCTAATACAGGCGAGCTTTGATATGGACTTAGCTGATACTGTTCGTATTCAATTTGGTGGCATGGTTCATGACTACCAAGGAAGCCAAAATGCCGGCTGGAATCGTTTAACTCAAGATCTGATTGATACCGGTACTTATATCACAGGTACTCCCACTCCTCTTGATACATCTGGAGATGGCTTTATCTCACACGATGAATACTACGCTGGAAACATTAATCCTTTTGCTCTTTACGCCTTCTTCGGTCAGCAGAACATTGATTTGGCTACTTTGTCTGATGCTTCTTTTGGTTTCGACTATGAGAACTCAAACATGGCTCTTGAGAACGTAGGAACAGCAATTCTCCCAATGTCCTCTACTCTGATCGCTGCAGATGACTTACTCGAAAACAAAGTAACGACATTGTACTTTGATATCGATGTAGAGCTCAACGAGTGGAACTTAGCAAATAAGTTATTCTATGAAAGCTATGAAAATCTAAATGAGAATGCTTATGGTTTCTCACAGTCTCACGATGCTTCTGTAGTAGAGAATCAGTTAATTCTTTCACGCGTCTTTAACGGTGACAGCTTAACTACTTCAGTACAGATCTCTCCTTCGATTCGTCGAACTGAGTTTACTCACGGGGATGATTACTACAATGAGTATTTTAGTAGACGTGACCTTACTGGCCCTTCTACAGCTCTCGACCGTCGAGTACTAGCAACTCGAATTGATTCAGAGTATAGCGAATACTACGTTGGTGAGTATACTGACCTTGGCTTTGGTGTAATGGCTGATTTTGGACACGAGAGTGGTTTATCCCTTCTTCTTGGTGCTCGTTACGATGTCATTGACATGGAGTCCACTACACCCGAAGGTAAGACACAATCAGACTCAGCTTTTACTTCTTCAGAAGGTGGAGTTGATGTAGCTGTAAATACTGCAACGGCGAAGCCGTCTGGTGTTTCTTGGTCAGGAAGCTTGAGTTGGTCAACACCGATTGGACTCGTTCCCTACGTCACAGTATCAGAGCAAAACACTATTATCGCAGGTCAAGGATCAGAACTGCAGGTCGGTAATGTATTTACAGGCAATGCTTTCGGATCTTCAGAACTACTTGAGTATGGCCTCAAAGGTAGTTTAATGAATGATCGTCTCTACTTTGCGGTGTCGTCCTACGAAATGGAACGTACTGACTTCAACGCTCAATCAATTACTGTAAACCAAGCTGTGAAAACAGAGGGTACGGAAGTTGAGATACGCTGGGTAATGAGTGATAACTTCCTTATGACTTTTGGTTATAGCAATGTTGAAGCACTGATGCTTGCAACTATCGCTGCAGGAAGTGAGTTTTCGTTTCTTGGTCAGGCAGACCTACCTCTAATTGATCCTACTCTACTCTGGGGTGGACAAGTTGGTGGCTTAATCCCTGTAGGTCCAAGCCAAGGTGTACGAGCCGGTATGCCTGAAAACATTATGTCAATGACAGGTACTTATACTGTTGGTAATGGTCTGGCATTTAGTGGTAGTGTGATTGATGTAGATGCAGTTGCATCCGGTCAGTCGTTCGCAGTAACCCTTCCAGCCTACACACTAGTAAATTTGAGTGTGAGCTATGATGCTGAAGACTGGTCTGTCATTGTTGCAGCGAAGAACGTTACAGATGAGCGTTACTTCCGAGCAAACTTTCCAGACCTATTTGGTACTACGGTTGTTCTCCCCGAACTGCCGCGACATTATCAAGCGAAACTATCCTATCGTTTCTAATGACAAAGGGGCTTCGGCCCCTTTTTTAATTCTTAAACAAATCTTTATAAAATCTTAACAAAACTATGTTATAATATTCCGGTGAAAAAGTTCACAAAGCCTCTGGAGAATATAACATGAAGAAGAATTGGAAAGAAACGATTGTAGCCTTGGTATTCATAGGATCAGTGTTTATGTTTTTAAGTTTAGACATTAAAGCCGCACCTTATGTTGAGTACAAGAATGAGTACGAGATGAAAGAGTGGAATCATACAAAGACTACTGATCACTTACGTCTCGGGTATAAGGGGGCAAATAATTTTTATTTTGAAATTGGGCCCATGACGAAGGGCCATAGTTATGAAGCCGGATACAAGTTCAAATTCGATGGTGTAACCGTTAAAGGAAAACTAGAGACTAAAGATACTGGCTCTGCCAAGACTAAGATTGAGACTGAAGTTCGATATACCTTCTAAAAATAGTTCTTGACATTTTCCTTAAAATATCCTATACTATGTCCGAAATCAAAGAAGATTTCAAGAAACCGGACGCACAGGAGATCCTACACTCGCATGATGAAAAAACTCGCACCCCTAATGGAACTTTTCTTTCCCTTTTTGGTAATCTCGGTACTTGTATTAGTACCTTTAGCACCATTATTGACTTAAATCAGTTCCTACTTTGTAAATAAAAAGCCGGTAGCTCTCGCTCACTGGCTTTTTTCGTATACGTACCAAAAAAAGTTCTTGACTTTTCTTCCTGTTGTTAGTATAATTGCAGGTATGAAATTTAATCGCACAAAATTTTTGTTCTATGTTAGTATAATTGGTTGTTAAAAGGAGAATACATGTATTATACAGTACCTAATTCAGAATGGAAATTTAATTATGTTACAGAAGATGACAGACCCTGGCTTACTAGGGTGTTGGAAGGGGACGAGTACACACCCGATCAGGCAATTGAGTTAGGGTTAGATACTAGAGTTCCTGCCCCCTCTGAGCCTCCTTATCCTTCCTTTTTTGTGTCGAGAATATATTCAAAAAATGATGTCCCTATATTATGGATGTTGTCAAAGGTAGAGTCTAATACGCACTGTTTCACATCTATAGTAACTGACCCTAATTTTCGTGGGCAAGGCTTAACTCACGAAATGATTCAAGCTGGTTTAAAAAATAAATCTACTTTACAAAACTGGGTACCTGAAAGTATATTATGGCTAGTAGATAAGAAAAAGTGGACGACTCATCCCGCTCACTATAACCATGTAAATATTGAGGCGAATGTAATTAAGGGAAGCAATTATTCCCCCGAAGACTGGAGCATGCATAGAGTTACAAGAAGATGACAGTATATTCTAAAACTCTAACTCTAGTTATCGGAGGAACTACTGTAACTCAAAATGTTGTTACGGGAGACACTATTAGTCTTACTATTAATGGCGGTGGTTCTACTTGGACGAGAACTGGTGTAACTAATTGTACAACTTCTGCAACTTCAGGGTCTGCTGGCGCCACAATTACAGTTACTCCTTCTGGCAGTACTTCATACTCCGCATCCTTTCAGTCTGTCACAGGTTCTGGTAAAACAAATACAGTTTATTATGGAAACCTCTCTGGAAATTTCGTTGCTGTACCAGATGACCCTACCCCAGAAAATTATACAAATTTAGGGGGTAATGTAACAAATGCTGCTACAGATTCTTTTTATTATGCAACTTTTAGTACGAGCACTCCAGGAACTACAGCAAATGGGACAGGATTAAGCCTTTCAGGAGTTATTAATGTTACTGTTAATGTCCAAGCGAACTCGGGAGAGTTTAGGACTGCTGCAAACTCAACTTGGAAAACCACAGGTACAGCAACTAGTTCAGATACTATATATTTTAGAGCTAGGACTAGCTCTTTAGCAGCTACTACAAGAACTCACTCCCTTGGTATAGGTACAAATAATCATTCATTTAACACTACCACTTCAGGCTCTGGAAGCGGGGCTACTGGGTATGGTTTTAAAGTTTTTAATTCTAGTGGGCAAACAATAGTAGATTCAGATGTTGACAGACAGACAACTGCTATAGTAACAGGAACGGTTAATGTTACGGGAAATGGGGGAGAGTCTGTGTCTATTTCATGTGCAGGTATGAATATATACAATCAAGAAATTATTGATGTTTTATACCTTGATTACCCCGATCCTACCCCCACTAACCCTTTTGGTGGAGTCACCACTATAAGAGAAAATGGTAGTTTTAAAGTAAAGCTTACTGCAGGATCTACAGGTGTTTCCTATGCTGTAAAGTATGCGGCTTTGAGGTATTAATTTATGCCATATGGATTGCAAGTTTATAATACAAACGGAAATGTTTTAATAAACACCGATGATCAGACTCAAATGCAGGTGAAATCCACTTTTACACTATCTGCTAACTCTAGTTTTAGTAGGGCTGGAGATTTTATTGCTTTTAATAGAACATCCGCAGGGTCCACTAAATTAAGCCATGATTTTAATCAATCAGGTTCAGTTACTTTGAACTGTGCAAGAATACGCCCAGTTGATGAGGATACTCCTCCGGCTTCTGGAAGTCACGGTATTAAAATATTTGATGCGGGAGGAACAAATACAGTTACTTTCTCTGATGGTTATACTAAAGCTTTTAGTATCCTAAGTATTATTCCCCCAGGAGTTTTATCAGATGAAGATGTTATTTACTCTGGAAGTTTAACTAACGTCTATGTTGGCACTGTAGTTCTTCCTATCTACAATCAAAATGGCAGTACTCCTTTTGTACTGAATAACTATCAATGGACTAGTAATTCTATAAAATTTATTAACTATTTTTATTTTAACAATGTCAGAACAAGTCTTTACCAGATGGGCTCTATATTTGTTTTTAAACTCAGAAACTGATGTTTGAGGCAGTAGAAAATTTTCTTAATACCGAAGAATTCTTGGAGATGCTTACTTACCCTTATAAAACTCGCGTCTCAAACTTTAATGATTCTTTTTATCCTTTTATAGATAAAATTATAGATTATACAAAACGTTTTTTTGATATTTCAGAAGCAACTACTATTGAAATGTGGAAAAGAGATTTTTTAGAGGGCTACTTATATGACTACGATTGGCATATAGATTACGATCATTATTCCTATGACTTAGGAAATTTAGTTCTGCCTATTGTTTCTATAATATATTATCCAATTATTACAAGTATGACCGGAGGGGAACTAGTATTGTGCACAGAAGAAAAAGAAGTAACATACTCCCCAAAACAAAACTCTTTAGTTATATTTGGCCCAGGAATTTGGCATAAAACAAAAGGTGGGTACTCTACTAGAAGACTATCTTATATGCTTAATATTTATAAAGAAGACTTTATTAAAAACCACAACTATAAAACACTTAGTGATGACGTATTTAATAAACATAAAAACAAAATTTTAGAAGGGACTTTTGTTCCCAATACAGATAGGAGTATGAAAAATGGGTGTAGCCTGGTTAGCCTACGTAGATAGCGAAGGTAACATTAAAAACATAACTGGAGTCTCAGGAGTTATTCCAGAAGACGGAACTATAGTAAATGATCTTACTATTAGATTAATTAGGGATACTGAAATAGAGTCTTTAAATTTTTCTGACCCAGCACAGTTTTTAGATGAAAATTTTTGGAGAGATAATTACTGGGCTTCGCGGGGCCCTAAACCTACTCAGTGGTATATGTGGGACGGAGATAGTGAGTGGGTTGTAAATACTACTACGTTACTTCAAGAAGTAAGATATCTTAGGTATGTAAAACTTTCTTCCTCAGACTGGACACAAGGAGCAGACTCCCCTCTTACTGATGAAAAGAAAGCCGAATGGAGAACCTATAGACAAGCTCTTCGAGACATTATATCGAACATACCTGCAGATCTAGATGATCCTGAAGATATATCTTGGCCTACTGAACCAAGTTCTTAAAATAACCACACCAAAAAAAGTTCTTGACATTACAACAATAGAAAAGTATAATAGCGATTATGGGTAAAGAAATAACCACAATCTCTCCGGAAGGACTTGAAGTAGCAAACTCTTATTTGCAGTTCGGGAACATTCGCGGAGTCGTCGAGCAGTTAGGCGTTCAAGAAAATAAAGTAGTCGAAATCTTAAATAAACGAGAGGTCAAGAAATATATTGATACTGTTTATTTGGATATAGGTTACCGCAACAAGAATAATATCGCGAGTCTATTAGACGAAATGATCGCGAATAAGTTAGAAGAGGCGCAGGTAAGCGGAGTATACTCCGGTAAAGATCTTGCTGACTTACTTCAAATGGCTCATAAAATGAGAATGGACGAAATTAAAGCTCAGACAGAATTAGAGAAAGCCCAAGGTACACAAGTAAAGAATCAGACAAACGTACAGATTAATGAAGGGCTGCCCTTCGGCCAGGGCAACTACGGTAAGCTCATGGAAAAGTTGATAAAATAATGTTCGAGCAAGAAGAAATTAATAACGTGAAGTCTGAGCTTCGCGCACATGAAGTACAGTGCGAAGAACGGTGGAAAACAACGTTTAATAGGCTAGACGATATAGATGGTAAACTGGACCGTATGGAGCAAAGACAGCTTCATATGGGAGGGGCTATTATTTTGTTTCTAGCAGGACTAGTTGTTACTTTAATAATGCAATAAACCAATTTAGGTAAAGAAATGAAAAAAATATGGATACCACTGCTTTTAGTATTTTCAGCAGCAGCAGTCTCAGCAGAAGAAGATGTAATTATAACAGACTCTACAACAGATAGTACAATAAAGACAGAAAGTACTACGACATTAAAGTCTCCACCTCCTTCAGCGATAACACCAACAATGAATATTTCAAACTCCGATTTATGTACAGTAGGAGTCGCGGGCGCGGTACAAACACAGATATTAGGCATCTCAATGGGAACAACTCAACGAGATATGAACTGTGAGAAGTTAAAGAATGCAAAAACCCTTTACGATATGGGAATGAAAGTTGCAGCAGTTTCAGTAATGTGTCAGGATAAAAGAGTTTTTGACGCAATGATGATGGCAGGAACACCCTGTCCTTACGATGGATTAATAGGAGCTGACGCTAAGGCGGGGTGGGAAACCCATACAGACATAGAGCCTGAGCTACTCGAAGACGAAGGAAAAATAGATGATACAACTAAGAAGACATTGTGGGGTGTTGGTGGCGTTGCTAGTTTGCTCCTCCTACTCCTACTCTGAGGAAGTATTTGGTACTAGCCAAAACGCTGCTTCAGCAGGGTATAATTGGGTAATGCAAAATGTACTACCTCAACAGGCAGGTCTTACAGTTAGTAACGTTATTTATAGGTACACAGCAGTAAAAGAAGAAACTGCTGATATGCTAGTCCATGTCCAAAATGAAGATGCACTTGGAGATGGATACATTTTTCGAGAAACAGATGATTGGTCTGGCTTATTAGGAAACAGTATCCGAAAAGTTATACCAGTTGGTGCCCTACCCATAGAAAGATGGGGTAATGGCTCTATAGAAGTAGAAGGCGAAGGTAGTGTAACTAACGCTTCTGTTCTTTATACATATAAATATGATACTTGTTTTGATCCTCAAAGCGACCCTAGTTGTCCAGACTACCAAGCCCCTTATAATTTAGAAGATATTATTCCTGTAGTAGAGTTTAACGACCCTTTACAGGATGAGCTTATTCGTGCTGAAATGGAAAAGAAAGCAGAGCTTGAGAGAGAAAAAGAGCAAGAAGAGTACGACCGAAAAAAACAAAACCAAAAAGTGAAATTAGATCTAGAGAAAGTGCTTGGAGGTTTAAATATGCAAATGATGACTGACTCCGCCCAACTTCAGGAGCAAGCTTTATTTGCAATGAACTTTGTTCCCCCCGCTTATTTAGATTCACTAGACGGTGGAGAATATAATGATGTTCTAGAGTTTGAACGCAAAGAAATCTCAGATAATAGAAAAGCTAGAAGAGCTATATTTGCGCAACAACTAAAACATGAAAAGATGCTAGAACTTCAGTACGATAACTAATGTTATCAAAGCGTGCTTAACAGCACCCGAGGACCTTTTATGAATAAACTTAGAACTATGGCTGTTATAGCCTCAACAGTTTTAATTTCGCATACAGCAGCGGCCACAGTCCCTATTAATGGTACTGTTCAGTCTAAGTGCGTAATTACAACAGATACTGACGGTGTTTATGGTAACCCAAATGCATACACTCTTAGTACCTCCCCTGCTGACGGTGGAGTAAAGCCTAGAATTCGTTATGATATCGTAACAGCAAATGCTTATCACGCTACCGTAACATATCCTAATCAGTTTTCTCAGTCGCCCACTCTTTCAGATACAGTAACGTGGACCGGATCAGTAGTAGTAGGAGACTCTTCAGATGCAGGTATGTCAGCGTTTGAAAGCGGGAAAATAACTTATAATAATGTAACAGAGTTTGATTTATCTATTGCAGGTAGCGTGTGGTTTGATGTCACATCAACTGCTTCTTATGGTGTTAATAAAGCTCTACCTGCAGGAAACTATTCTGCAACTGTAACAGCAGAGTGTATTGCTCAGTAATGAGGTATTTTTTATTACTACTGCTTTTCGTTATTGCTAGCAAAAGTTACTCACATGAATTTACTCCAACATATCCTAAATTAGTTCCGTCTTATATATCAGGGGTAGTAGTGGCAAAAATGGACTTGTTAAATAAGAGAAAGGATATAGAGTATTATGAATTAAGTGTTCTGGACAGTAATATGACTCCAGTAACTTTTGCTAGTAGCGACGCAATAGTAAGGCTAAAGCACTTAGAAGCTAAGAAAGTAGAAATATACATTCGTAACAGAGATTTGAAAAAAGCAAGATTCATTTGCTCTACGTCCAAGATACTAGATATACCAGGCTTAGAACCTAGTATAGTATCATCCAAAATTTGTTCAAGAATAAAGTGAAATAAATGAAATTTTTTATAGTCGCGATACTTGGATTAGTAATCGCAACCGTGGCTAACGCAGATACAAGCTCTCTAAACTTAAACTTGCCTAGTAGCCCCCAAAGTTATGCTTCTGATAGAATCCGTGCAGACGGAGTAGAGTGTCAGAACGCTATTGGTTCGTCTACAAACTTAGAGTTCGGGGTTGTAGGTATAATTAACGAAGGATATAATGATACTTTTAATAATTCTTTCAGCTCAGACCCCTTAAGCACTCCTAGTTTAGGGCAAGAGAAAGATGTAAGCGTATATGCAAGAATAACTATACCTATAGGCGCCCCTAAAGAAAGAATTAATTGTAATACACTATATAAATTAGAACTAGAAATAAAAAGGATGGAAGTTCAGAAACTTAAAGCAGAACTCAATAACTTAAGAAACTTAAGATTTGTAGAGGATAACGCATCTCCTACAGTACAGATCCCAGTTGCTAAATCAGTTGTGACACAGGGAGACAAAGGAAATAATTAAATGGCAGAGTTTGAAGTTGCAGGAATGACGTTTAAAGGTGGAAAGATGGCAGTAGTTCTTACAGCTCTTTCTACTTTAGGTGGGGCATCCTGGGCTGCCTTCGAGTTTTACGCAGACTATATGGACATGAAAGAAATTGTCCAGAACATTGATATAGATGCAATCGAAAGCCGGAATATACAAATTGAACAAAAACTCGACGATGCTATTGAGTACACTCGAGACATTAAATCAGGTCTTAAAGATGATATACTACGAATAGAAAAGCAGGCGGATAGAGCAGAAGACAAAGTTCGTACTTCAGAAGAAAAAGTACGAGATATGATAGATAAGGCGAGCGAACGTTTTGAAGCAAAACGAGACGCTCTAACATCCGACACTAGTAGAGAAATCAAAGAACTAGAGACGAGGTTGGAAAATAAGTTGCAGAGAGCCCTCGATAACCCCCTTGCAGACTGATGTACGAGTACGTACGCTATAGATTTTATAAAGATGTTCTTTTGGTATGCTCTATAGGTCTTAACATAGGCTTTATCATAGGACTTATATTTTTCTTGTAAACGATACATGGTTAAAAAAATTTCTTGACATTTAAAATAATGTGCTCTATAATAGACGTATATTCAGCACAGTAATACATAGGAGAGATCTATGAAAAAGTGTGGAAAATGTGGACATGATTGTCACTGTGGCAAAGAGTGTAAAAATTGTATTAACGAAGTCTGTCAAGACTGTACATGTGATTTCTCACATGCAAGGAGTAACTAATGACTATTATTAAAAAAGCAAATGAATGGATTGTAAATGACAATACAGGCCTTCATAGATTTGAAACTGAAGAAGAAGCTATTGCTTTCGATAAGGGTGAATCTAAGCCTGAAGAAGGCCGGGCCACTTGGTACGGAGAAACAGATGGCAGTAAAGAAGAAGAGAAAGACGGCGAAGAAGAAGCCAGTTCCGACAAATAAAAAACTTTACGCAAATGTAAAAGCTCAAGCAAAGCGGAAGTTTGCAGTTTATCCTTCGGCTTATGCAAATGGATGGCTTGTAAAGACTTACAAAGCCAAGGGCGGTAGATACCGCATGGGGAGCAAGTAATGCCAGCAGGTAAAGGAACGTACGGAAAGAAAAGAGGGCGCCCAGCTAAAAAGGGTAAGGGTAAAAAGAAGAAGTGACCTTCTAAGCGTTAGTCCGGGAGATTAAAATGGCAGGAATTAAACCACCAGGTGGATTAACTAAGTGGTTTGGAGAAAAGTGGGTTGATATCTCCCGTCCTAAAAAGGGCGGGGGGTTCGAAAAATGTGGAAGAAGTAAGTCGGGTAAGAAAAAATATCCAAAATGCGTACCCGCTTCCAAAGCAGCATCCATGACTCCATCTCAAAGAAAATCTGCAATTCGTCGTAAGAGAGCCGCCGGTAACCCTGGAGGCAAGCCAACGAACGTAAGTACGTTTGCAAAGAGGAAGAAACGTGGCAGCAAAAAGAAAAAGAGTTAAAAAGAAGGACTCTAGAGTTAAGAGAGCTGGTGTATCAGGCTTTAACAAGCCAAAGCGCACTCCAGGTCATCCCAAAAAATCACACATAGTTGTAGCAAAAGTAGGTACAAAAATTAAGACAATTCGTTTCGGTCAGCAAGGCGCTAAAACGGCGGGAAAACCTAAAGCTGGAGAATCCGAAGCGATGAGAAAGAAAAGAGCAAGCTTCAAAGCTCGTCACGCAAAAAACATAGCCAAAGGCAAGATGTCCGCAGCATATTGGGCAGATAAGGTAAAATGGTAATGAGTGAGTATCATCCAGCAGATGTAAACGGTGACGGTGTAGTTACAGACGAAGAGCTAGCAATGCATTTAGAGTTTAAAAGAAAAGAACTCGAAGATAAAGATGCACAGCGAGATGCTATTCGTAAGATGGCATGGTTTTCTTTAATCGGTCTCTTGCTATACCCTTTTGGTATCTTTTTGACTTCGATGTTTGGCTTGGATCAAGCAGCTAATCTAATTGCTGATATTGCACCCACATATTTCGCATCGATTGCCGTACTAGTTTCTGCATTCTTTGCAGCAGATGCCGTTGGGAGCAAAAAATGATGTTAAATAGATTTCAAGCGGTAACAAGAGTAAACGACTTATTCGTATACGAGTATGATACCGTACAGTATGATGCTGCGGATTATTGGCGAGTACTAGATGTAGATGCTGAAAAAGACGAAGGCGACTGTGAAGATTATGCGCTTACAGTTGCTTGGCTTCTTGCAGAGAGAAGCAGATTTAAGTTTCTTAAAATGTTACTTACTGGTAAATTCAAGATTTGCTATGTAACAGTAAATGGAGGAGGACACGCTATTTTAGAGTACGAAGGAATGTACGTAGATAATTGGAAGCGGCAGTGGACTCTCCGTTCGGAATATGAACTAGACTATAAAAAGTACGATTGGACTTATAAATATGCCTTCAATCCTTTTGTAGTTATTACAAAGTTAGTAATGGGTAAATTCTGGAAGAAGTAATATGAGCACAAAAAATGATATAACAGGCGACAAGATACAATCCAGAGTAAGTACTAGTAAGTACGGAGACGCTTGGGAGCTTATTTGGGGCGAAGAAAGAAAAACTAGTATTCGTCAAAAAGAGCCAGAAGATTCTGAAGACCTTACAGAAATGGACTATTGCAGACGCTATAGTAAAACTAGATCAATGGGACAAGATTAAATATGGCTATTCAAATAAGCCGGAAGGACATAATTTCAGACTACTTGTTTGATTATGCCCAAGAAGATAAGTATCTAAAGCTACAAGTAGAGCCTTACATGGAGTTACTAGGAATAGAGCCTTTACCTTCTCAGGTGGCTATTTTAAATGCAATTAATAACCCAAAATATCGTTTTGTATGTGCAGCACTGTCTAGACGGCAGGGTAAGACTTATATAGCGAATATTATCGGTCAATTAGTATCTCTTGTCCCAGGCTCTAACATATTAATCATGTCTCCGAACTATTCACTTTCGCAGATATCTTTTGACCTACAAAGAAACTTAATTAAGCACTTTGATTTAGAAGTAACTAAAGATAATGCAAAAGATAAAGTAATTGAACTATCTAATGGTTCTACTATACGAATGGGGTCTGTGAATCAAGTAGATTCTTGTGTAGGTAGATCTTATGATCTAATTATTTTTGATGAGGCAGCTCTCGCAGACGGTAAGGATGCTTTTAACGTAGCTCTGCGTCCTACTCTAGATAAAGCTAACTCTAAGGCAATTTTTATATCTACTCCACGAGGACGGAACAACTGGTTCTCTGAATTTTTTGATAGAGGGTTTACAGATGATTTTCCAGAGTGGGCGTCAATTAAAGCAACTTATAAAGATAATCCTCGCATATCTGAAAACGATATTATGGAAGCTAGAAAGTCTATGTCAGAGGCTGAATTTAGACAAGAGTATGAAGCTGACTTTAATATTTATGAAGGACAGGTTTGGAACTTTGATCACGAAAAATGTGTTATTAACTGCGACGGAATGGAAACTCACCAGATGGATATTTTTGCTGGTCTGGACGTGGGCTACAGAGATCCTACCGCTTTTTGTGTCCTCGCATACGACTGGGACGAACAAAAATACTACTTATTAGATGAGTATCTTGATGCCGAAAAAACAACAGAACATCACGCACGTGAGATACAAAATTTGGTGGATAAGTGGGATATTGACTATATTTATATTGACTCTGCTGCTCAGCAAACTCGATTTGACTTCGCACAAAACTATGATCTCAGTACTATCAACGCTAAAAAATCCGTACTTGATGGAATTGCACATGTAGCCTCTATAGTTGACAATGATAGTCTTTTTGTAAATCAGAAATGTCTAGAAAGCATGTCAGCATTAGACCAATATCAGTGGGATCCCAACCCAAACCTAGCTCGAGAAAAGCCAAGACACAATAGAGCATCGCATATGGCGGACGCTCTGCGATACGCATTATATTCATTCGAAACAAGCAACAGCGGGTTTTGATGATACATGGTCAAAAATAGTATTTGACATAACACCTCAAATTAGATATACTTTCGGTTATACAAAATGGATTTAAAAAGAGATATAGTAAAATACATAAGAGATAAAGCAAAGAATAAGTATGAAAAAGGCACTCAGTGTTATATTTGTGGAGAAGTATCTCAATTAGACTTTCACCACTATCATACCTTAAGTCCTTTGGTTCATACTTATGTAAAAAGAAACAAGCTATTACCTGAGAACATATTATCTTTTAGAGATGAATTCATAGAAAAGCACTGGGCAGAGCTATACGAACATACAGTTACCTTGTGTCATGCGCATCATTTGCAGTTACATAAAGTCTACGGACGTAATCCAGGACTAGGCACCGCGAAGAAGCAAGAAAATTGGGTAGAGATTCAAAGAGAAAAACATGGCATGGTATGATACATTTATAGGACGTAAGCCAGTAGATTTAGACGAAAAGCTAAATCCTGCACAGTCATATTTTGACCATAAGACAGACTCTTCGAGAGAGTTTACGTTCAAATATGAAAGAGCGTATGAAGATCTAGAAGTAGTAAACAGAGGTGTAAACCTCATTGTAGATGATGCAGCGGAAATACCGACTGCTGTTGGACCTCAGATTC